CTTCACAGGGCACCTGCTTTAATGCGCAACCTCACGTTTCATAAGAGGCGTGTTACCAACTATATGGTCATCCTATGTCGAAATCCAGAACGTATCTTACCGCGCCAGGCAATTTAATTGTCGAACGCGCTTTTGATCCGGGATTCGGGAGCATCTTCTTTCAGAGGACTGATGACAATCAGGCTTCCGTTTTAGATCAACTCCTTGAATCCACTGGACATCCTTTTCCAGTACCCAAAGCCCTCAAAGCCTATTCGGCTGAGTGGGACGCGGGTGGCGATTTTCGCGCTGTTCAGCACCATGCTACTCATAGCATGATTGCTTGCGACGGGAAAACCGTCAGAAACAATTCTGATGTCATCTGGTCTAGATGTTTCGGTATCCTCATTGGATACGATCCATCTGATGGACCGAGCCTTTGGCCCGGTGCAACTGTACTAGAGAGTAATCAGATGCTTGCTTGGGGTGCTAAGGGTTTTGCCCTTACCGTCCCAACTAAGCCTGTTTCTGAAGCTGGTCAATTTCTTTTTGAGTTAAGAGATCTCCCTAAACTTCCTGGTCTCGAGCTAATGAAAAGCCGAGCCAAGGGGTTTAAGAACCTGCAGCAAGCTGCGGGCAAGGAGTACTTAAACAAAAAGTTTGGGTGGGATCCGTTTATTTCCGATATTCGGAAACAAACTGCCGCTACCGTATTGGCAAAGAAGCACGTTAAGCGCTTTTATGACAATTCCGAGCAGCGGGTCCGCCGTAAAATTGAATTAGGTACGACAAAGCAATCCACTTTTTCCTCTCACTCTGGTGGTCTTCCTGGTAATGCAATCTACGTCTATGATATAGACGGTGGTCGCACTCGCCAAGATTCTACCGAGCAGCGTGCTTGGTTTTCGGCATGCTACAGGTACTATGTACCTCCGATAGGAAAGGACTGGCTCTCAAATATAAAAGCAGGTGAACAGATACTACATAAGCTTTACGGCTTACGTGTTGACCCTCACTTGCTCTGGGAGATAGCCCCGTGGACATGGATGGCAGATTACTTCGGCAATGTTGGAGATATTATGACTAATCTCTCTGCATTTTCGAGTGATAATCTTGTTGCCATTTACGCGTACGTAATGGTAGAATCAACGAATTCTCGGATTGTTACAGCAACTGGAACTTGTTCCACTTCTGGATCAACCGTGTCTCCGTCCTCTACCTTTCGTACCGTTACCAAACAAAGGTATAAAGGCAACCCATATGGTTTTGCCCTGAATGTCAATTTAACCGACAATCAAGCGGGCATCCTCGCAGCACTCGGCATGAGCCGATTGCCGCACAAGTCTTGACTTCCCTCCGTCAGGAGGTTAAACCTTAACTTGAAGAGCTTCCAATGTTATCCGATCCTCAATCAGTTACAATCAACGCTGTTTCGAAGAGCCTTCCGGCTATTTCGCGCGGTACGAACACTTCTGCTTACCAGTATGCAGATGGAACGATTAAACTTTCCATCTCTCACTCGTATGCTAAGCGTACGCGCCGTCAGGTCCGCCTCGACTTTTCTAAGATCGCGGCTGATCCGTTGATTTCTGCTCAAAACATCAAGTACTCCATGTCGGCGTACTTGGTTGTTGATCTTCCGCCTACGGGTTTCACCGTTACGGAAGCTCAGTACATCGTCTCCGCTCTTACGAAATGGTTGACCGATTCTTCGGCCGCCGCTTCGCTTGCGGTACTTGGAGGCGAAAGCTAAACACTTTCGAATCCAGTATGGATGCATTCGAACTCATACATCTTTTCATGGGGATCAGCGTCAATGGTCCTTTACGGAGCAATGACAATGTCTCAATTAGAGATGTTCGAGCTAGAAAAGAAGGGGCAGAACATGTCCCTTCGCATTCCAACTTATGTACTGATAGCAGCTGTATTGATCTCGCCAGCCCTCATCGGTCTGGCGGCATTGAAGATGGCACTTGAGTTTCATTACTCATGTGTCATCCGAGAGGATCACTCATTGGCAGGGATTCATTCGCTCTCTATTAAAGGGAACAATGATGAAAAGCCTGGTACAACTCTTTCAGGTAGTATCACACCACTATGGTGAGATATGCGGCATAAGCACCATCCGTGATTTTCAAACCGTCACGGAACGGATTCAGCACGAAGGCTTATCGTTTCTCACGATAACCCTGCCTACATTCAGTAAAGACTTCGAAAGGAGTCTTTCCGACGGTAGGCTGCGCTCCGATCTCTTCCGCTTTTGGAAGAAGAGAAAAGGTTCCCCTCAGTTTCTGAGAGGGTTCCTCGAGCTCGTGTTTAATTCTGATGGACTGTTGCGTGATAAACCCAACATCGATGCTATCGAAGGCATAAGGCAGCTTTGCCTTATGTTTAAGAAGTATCGTGCTGAGTGCACTCCGGAGCGAACGTTCACAACGCTCGCTTCGTATATCACGACTGATTTGGATATCAAAGCGCATTTCGATGAAATCGGCCAGCATTTGTTGGATGATTTCGCTGAAAATGCGGAGATCCTTTTCAATCCCGTTTTGCGACGGCTTGAAAACGACCTTTCTCAAGATCCTAGTTTTATTGTGCCAAGACATGGTCCTGGTACAACAGCCGATTCTACTATTGGAAACAATAAGTATAATTGGATGACTTGGACTAAGAGACTTTCTGCACTACTTAATGCTAACGATTTTTTGCTTTCCTCTTTGGAAAACGATGATCGCGCATCTAGTATTGATATCCTTGAACCTGAAGCAGAACCACCCGTTAGGGTGATTACTGTTCCTAAGACATTAAAAACTCCTCGGATCATCGCTATTGAGCCCGTGCACATGCAGTATGTGCAGCAGGGTCTTCTTGAGCTTCTTGTTCCGCTCTTGGAATCTAAAAGGATGTATTCATCTTTAGGATTCCTTGACCAAACGATAAATCAGCGTTTGGCGCACAAAGCTTCGATTGATATGAGTCTCGCGACTTTAGATCTTTCTGAAGCTAGTGATAGAGTTCATAATGAGCTTGTTCAGATTATGTTAAAAGGATTTCCTACACTTAGTAGGCTTGTCCAGGCAACTAGATCTGAAAGAGCTGACGTTCCTGGTTTTGGAATTTATTCCCTTTCCAAGTTCGCCTCAATGGGTTCAGCCTTGTGTTTTCCAATCGAAGCAATGGTCTTTTTGACGATTATGTCGGTTGGTTGGCGCAATGGCTCAACAGTCCTTGCCTTTAAGAGAAAGCGTAAGCAATTTCTTGAGGCAGTGCGCGTCTATGGTGACGATATCATCGTCCCCAATGACTTTGCCATACCTGCGAAAAATTCCCTTGAGCTGTTCGGCTTAAAGGTGAACGCCGCTAAGTCTTTCTGGACTGGTAAGTTCAGAGAGTCATGTGGCGCGGACTATTACGATGGCGAAAGTGTAAAACCACTTTATGTCAAAAGTGATATTCCGACATCGCGGGGTCCTGTAGATGATGTCCAATCGACGGTGTCTCTTCGGAACTTGTTCTATGAACGAGGACTCTGGAGCGTGGCCGCATGGTTGGACGATCGCTTGAAAAGAATTGCACCTTTTCCTGCGATTGGAAAAACATCACCCATACTTGGAAGGTTTACTTACTTGCCGATAGTTAACTATCGGCTTGATCGTAACCTTCACTGTCCTATTGCTTTTGGGATGGTGGTGAAAGCCCCCAAACCCAAAATGCCTTTAGACGGTTATGGTGCACTGATGAAGTTCTTTTTGAAGAGAGGGTTAGACCCGATCTTCTCGAAGGACCATCTCTTACGGGATGGGCGTCCGAGGAGCGCCGCAATTACTCTTCGGTGGGCTCCAGCCAATTGATAGGGCTGGGGTAGTACCTTACATGGTACGTTAGGAGTCAACT